AACCTCAGCCGTGCCTCCTCTCTCATCAGGGAGAAATACCAGCTCGCCCCCGAGTGGCAGCTCCAATATCCCAGCGACGAGGAGCATCAAGAGATGCTCTCTCATTTGGAGAGCTTGTTGGATGATAAGGGGGTGCCGACGCGAAAGTTGACCGAGCTGGAAGCTTTGTGGGTGCTGTGCGAATCCACGCTTTGCAAGCTAGACTTTCACTATTATTGCCGCCGCTATGTTAAGATCGAAGACTGGTCAGGCCGGATTGTGCCTTTCAAGCCAAATAGGGCCCAGCGAGTAGTCTTAACCAAGATGGCCCAGATGGAAGAACGTGGGCTGGCGTTGATGATGATGTTTCTGAAGGCGCGTCAGCTGGGGATTACCACCCTCTTCCAAGCTCTGCTAAGCCACCGTGTCTTCCTCTATCGCAACGTCAATGCCCCAACTGGTTCAGCAGAACCCGACAAAAGCCGCAAGATGGTCAAGAAGCTTGAGTTCATCTGGAACTCTATGCCTTGGTGGTTGCGTCCGCGTCGAACTGCCTATCGAGCGGGCGAACTTCTAGAATATGGTGATCTCAATTCGAGCATCGACGTAAGCTGGGGAAACCAAACTCAAGGTATTGGACGTGGTTCGACCAGCACGGTTTGTCATTTGTCGGAGTTGGCAAGCTTTCTCAACCCCGAAGAACTCGTGGATGCCGCCCTCATTAGGACGATGCACGAGAACCCATTCTCGCTGCTCGCTCTCGAATCAACCGCCGAAGGCATCGGCAACTGGTGGCACCGAACTTGGGAGTGGAATGTCAAGATGGCCGCCTCGGGCATAGCTCGCTTGGAGCCGATCTTTCTCCCGTGGTTCATGGGTTCCGAACTCTACCCCACCGAAGGCTGGCTCAAGCGTCGTCCCATACCCGAAGGGTGGCAGATCCCCGAATACGTAGAACGTCACGCCGAAGCTGCCAAGGTTTATGTCCAGCAGACTCCAATGCTGCGCGATGAGCTGGGCGATAACTGGAAGATGCCGATCGAACAAAAGTGGTTCTACCACATCGAATATCAGGAGGCGCGTGAGAAAAAAACTCTTCATATCTTTTTGTCAGAAATGCCCGCAAACCCAGGCGAGGCTTTCCAAAATAGTAATCCGACTGTCTTCGATATAGAGACGTTGAGTGATGTTCGTACAAAGGCCGGAGCTGCCATCCCGGTTGGAACGTTCAAGTTGGGCGGACGATTGGTTAGCCAAGTTTATGATTTTTGGACGCCGCTTCGCGGGGCTAAGTCTACTGAGCTAAAATGTTTGAGCCCAGCTGGCAAGCTTCAAGAAACTTTCCAGCTCATTCCCGTCGCTTGCGATGGTTGGCCAGACAACGATCCCGAAGGTAAGATTCGGATTTGGGAATGGCCTAAAGCTGGAGAAACCTATGCAGTTGGATGCGACCCCGCCGAGGGTGTGGATCAAGACAGCTCGGTTGTTACTGTAGTCAAGAAGGCCACTCCGGAACATCCAGATGTCCAAGTAGCCGAGTTTGCTAGTGCCAAGGTCTTGCCCGATGACTTGTGGATGTGGGTCTACGCTCTCTGTCACCTCTACACAGTTCGCAAACCCAACGGTGGCTGGAACTTTCCCAAGGCCATAATCGAAGTCAACATCTCTGCCGGAGATAAAGTTCAAACAGAAATGCGTAAGCGAGGGTGGCCAAGCTTCCATCAACGCTTCGATCCCACCCGCATAGCCGGAGCCTCGGCCCGCAATCGCGCTTACCAAGACCAAATTGGCTGGAAGACCGATCGCTCGAATCGCCCCAAAATCATCAGCGCTGTCCGTAAGTCTATACGGGATGGGCTCTTACAGGTCAAATCTCCGGAGTTGGCGATGGAACTTGCTACTCTAGAGTGGAATCTTGACAAGAAACGCATAGAAGCCGCCCAAGGAAACCACGACGACCGCGTATTTGCACTTGGCATAATTCTCGCTTCGTGGTACGATCCGGAAGTATATGGCAGTGTTCCGCATGCGTGGAATGGGCAACGAGATTGGGAGCGAGAACTTGATGTTCGGTTGCCATATACAGGAGGGCAGGTGATCGGTGGAGTGCCTGCACCGGTTTTGCCCAAGGGGCATCGAGTGGATGGGAGACAGCTTTACGACAAAGTTATCGTGCAAGGAGTAAGATAATGGGTTTCCTAATAGGCGTTATGATTGGATTTGTTTTTGGGGTCGTTATGGTTTTTCTCGTGGCAGCTACGATGGGCTCGCCGGGAGGGTCGATTGATGAGTAACGGAGGTGAAATGTATTTGATTGGAAGTAACATAGAATGGGTAATGCAGCAGCCTGAAAAAATGATTACCAGTGAGATCATAAAACAAGACGAGGATACCTATACGATCAGAATGAATATACCCATTCCAAATATTCAGGTATTCAAGGTAGAGAATATTGGAGTGATCAATGGTAAACCATAGCTACGAATGCCCAAAGTGTGGCCACATCTTTGACAAAATTGTCGAATGGGATCAGCGTTATGCAAAGTGTGAGCAGTGTGGAAAGCGGGCCGAAAGAAGTTGGCAACAACGAAAAGCACGACGTTTCTCGGAGCCGGTTGTTCTTTACAGATATGCAGATGGTCAGTGGGGAGTACCTGGACGAGCTGACTCCGCTACTCCTAAAGATGCAGATCGCGTCGAGTGTTGGAATATGGCCGACTACGAACGAGCTCTTGCCAAAATGAACGCAGCCGAGCGCGCCAAAATGGAAGCCAAGCATGAAGAAGGTGAGCGATTGCGAGAGGAGCAGATGCAAAAAGTGCGGGCTGAAATCAAATACCGAATGAGTCAAGCTTCCAGCGAGTGGGAACGAGATATGTTGGCCATCACTTTAGAGAGATCAGATAAGACGTACAAACCTTTCGAATATAGAGAGTTTTACAATGAAGCTCTTGAAGGAGTTAGATAAATGGCAGGCGCAGCAACCACTCAAGCAATGTCCAATCCCCGCGGGAGGCCTTCGGCTTACGAAGCGCCATACCCGTGGGATAATACGCAATCATCTAAAGATAGAATTTTAGGGTGGTTGCAAGGTGCAATTGTGGAGGGCGAGAGCCTCCTCAAAAGCAACAGCGGCTACGGCTTCATCGACGCCTCTCGCAAGATCATGGCTGATTGGGGCTTCGATGAGCTTCCTTCCACTCTCTCCAAAGTAAGCTTCAACTTCGTCAAGAGAGATGCCCGCGATCTAATCGCTACTCTAGCCAACCCCCGCCCAATTGCCAGCTACCAAAGTGACAATCCAGAATACAATCGCCAAGTGGATGTTCTAAACAAGTGCTACTTGGCGTGGTATATGTCTAGCTTTGTGGATCGGAAGATCCGCTCCGCCTTACAGTACGCAGCGGTCGAAGGCACTGGCTATCTTATGACCAGCTGGGATCCTTCTTATTGGGGAACTGGCAAAGGTGAAGTAGAGCTGACTGCCTTGGGAGTGGACCAAGTGTTGCCACTCGGTATCAGCCCGGATAACTGGGACTTGCAAAAAGCCTACGGCGTAATCATCCGTCGCCAAATCCCAATCGTTGATGTTATCCGTCGATATCCAGCGAGCGCAGGCGACATTGTCCCAGACGGCGAAGCCGTGAGTTGGTGGCGTCGCATTTTCGGTAGCTCGCGCACCGTCAGCGCTACCCCCCACAACACCTTCGGACGCGATCGTGGCTTCCGCGACGTTGATCCAACTGGCCGAGCCATCGTCACCGTCTACGACATTTACTTGCAGGATGCCAGTGTGAACAACTCCCAGCAAGAAATGATCATGGGAGTGCAAGGCTCGCCTTGGGAATACAAGGTTCCCTTCTATGGTCAACAACTCCCGACTGGTGTAGCCGGAACTTACAGAAAGGCGGACTATCATGACGCCAGAGTTTATCCCTACCGCCGACACATCGTTTGCACCAATCGGGCCGTCCTATATGACGGGCCTTCGAAGTATTGGCACGGACAAGTCCCACTTGTCAAATTTACCCTCGATGACTGGCCTTTCGAATACTGTGGAGTGCCGATCACCAAAGAACCCGCCAAGCTCCAAGCCGCCGTTACCAGCTTGCTTCGTGCCCTCGACGACTCCGAGAATGCCAAGCTCCGTCCTCCAATTGGCTACGATCGGAATCGTGTGGACGACCAAACCGCCCGCTCCTTTGATCCCCGCTCAGGTGGCCAGATAATTGGAATGGACGATGTGACGATGGGTGAGATGTTTAAGGTCTTGCTCGATCCCAAATATTTCCAGATGGGCCAGAACACGCTCGAAACGATCCAATGGATGCGTCAGTGTGGCAAGGAGTTGATTGGTCTGCCTGACTTGCAGAATTTGCAGGCAGCGAGCCAGATCCCCAGCGGCGATACCATCGAAAAGATGGGCGAACTTGCAGGTCCACTTGCCACTGATATGAGCCGCAATATGGAAGCAGCGCTTCGCGCTCTGGGCGAACAGTTCAAAGCGTTGGTGTTTGAGTTCTATAGTGCAAGACGACGCTTCACTCTGCTGGGCCCAGACGGCCTGACTCCGGAAGACTACGACTACGACCCAGCCAATCTGGTTCCACAGGATCTCAATCTTGCTGGAGTGTTACCGGATGCAACCAGAAGCGAACGCGCTCGCGCTCATATGAGCAACTTCAACTTTTCGATTGTTCCCAACAGCGTGTATGGAATGACTCAAAGCACGAGGAAGATGCTTAATATCCAGCTCGCTCGGATGGGTTTCCCCGTTTCTCCCTACACAGTCCTCGAAAGTTGTGACATCTCCAACCCGGGCCAACCCCCGATCGGGGCTAACACCGAGATCGAGAAGTTCTGGGCTTGGAAGGAAGAAGAAGCCAACAAAATGGCCCAGATTCAAGCTTCCATCCAGCAACAACAAATGATGGCCAACCCAGCTGCCGCAATCGGTGCAATGGCCCAGCAAGCCCTCGCTAACAACGGGGGCTCTAATGAAGGGCGTAAGCCAACTGGCCAGACCACCCCCCATCAAGAAGTCAAGAAGGATGAGCAAGGCGGTGAGCGGGTTGTCATTTCTGAAAGTTAGTGCTATAAAAGCTTAGTCACTCACCACTAACTAAGAGTGACGGTACGGGCTGCGAATAATAGTACCTTAAATCAACGCAGGACCCTTTGGGTCAAGGAGGAGAGAATGAAATGTCTAATTGTTGATTATGATACGTGTAAGACTATTGAGGTAGTTGAAGCTAAGCCAGTTCATGGCAAAGATTTCTGCGATCTTTGCGGGGATTGTTTAGATTGTTACGTCGATGATCCTTGTCCGGATACTAAAGACGGTAAACATAGCTGGGTAGTTTATGAGAAACACGAGGACTTGACAAAATGACACACTTGATATAAGCTCCACCTTCAAGTTTCGTGAAGGCTAGATGTCTGAGTCCAAAGGATCGTGACATGGCCGATCACAGCTCTAGTCTTCCTTTGATTTTCTCTCTGTCCAACCTCGTTCTCCCCTCTCCCTCCTCTTAAGACCCATCGTTCTGGTGGGTCTTTTGTTTGGCTCAGCAAAGGCTTGCCCTTATTGGCAAAGATTGGCCCGATCGGGCTAGCTGGGCTAACTTGACACACCCTCCCAACCTATGCTATATCCTCACCGTACTTGTGCTAAGATTCACAACCTAAGCACTTCTTCTATATGACACTTGGAGAACTCACATGCCAATGCCTTTGATGCCCGCTACGTCGGGAGTTGCAAGTCCACAATCACCCGCTAACCCCGGTCTTCCCGTTGGTGGCGGAGATCAAGGTGGCGGACTCGCCGGACTTTTGGGGGCATCCCCGGCACCAGCCCAGCTCGACCCGCAATCACAAATGGCTGCGGTGTCTCAAGCAATGCAGCAGTTTGATCAGATCGCAGGCCAAGTCGACGACCTTGCTCGGATGTTTCCGGGCAACGAAGACCTCGCCCAACAGATTATCTCGAGCTTGCAGCAATGGCGGCAAACTGTCATCGTGAGTATGTCACCAGCCTCGGCAGCTATGCCGGGGGCTCCAACTATGATGTAGACCAACCTTAAAAGATCACCCAGCAGGCGGCATCCCTAACGGATCAACCGCCGATGGAATCCCCCGAAGGAGTCAAATGCCAGCAGATTACAGATCACAGATCTCTGAAAATGTAGACGCCCTTGTGAAAGATGGCGCAATCCCCGCCGACATGCGGGATCGTTATATTGAAATGATGGCCGCTGATGAAAAAGTGGCTGAAAGATTTGCAGGAATGCTGATGCGCGGGAGCGATTATACTCGCAAAACCCAAGCATTAGCCGAGCAACGCAGACAGCAGGAAGCGGAAATTGCTGCCGAGCGCCAACGGGTGCTTGCTGAGCAGCAGGCTTTGAAGCAATGGGAAATGGAAACCAAAGCGGAGGTCGAACGTCTTCGTCAATATGCGGATCAGTATCCACATATTCAGGCCCAGATTGCCCGCTACGAACAGAAGCTTTCCGATTACAACCTGCTCGAAGACAGCGACAAAGTAGCTGTCCCGACTCCTCAACCAAAGGGAGAACCTGCGATGCCTACTCAACAAGTGACACAAACCAATAGCAACAACCTGACCCGTGAAGATGCCGCTTCAGTCATTCGTGACCTGATGATTATGCAGGGCGATTTGATGGCCGTAGCCGGTGAACACCAACGCTTGTTCGGTCAACCGCTCTCTGACAACATCATGCAGGAAGCTTTGAACGCAGGCGAACAAAACATTCGTAGCTATTGGGAAAAGAAATTTAACGTTGGCGGCAAACGTGCCGAAGTGGAAGCTGCTGCCCGTGCAGCTGAGATCGAAAAGATCAAAGCTGAAACACGCGCTGCGGTGATGGCGGAACTTGCTACGGATCCTTCCCGTGTAATGGGCGGACCTTCCTACCAGCAGAGTGCCCCATCTCCCCTCTTCGATCAATATGCAAGCCGTGCTGTCGCAGCCGCAGTCGATGGCACTGTCAAACCATTGCGAGATCTCGCTCCCGAATTGCGACCCAACCAGATCGCTACTGAGGACCGAGTGAATCGAGCAATGTCTTCTTTCTTGAAGGACTACAATCCGGATGGCTCACCCCGTCTGGCCGGTGGTCCTGCCCAATAACTTAGATAGCGGCCCCCTCATAGCCTCAGCTCAAGGGTCTGCCGTTTAACTATAGGAGATAAACATCGTGGCAGATCCCAATGTCGGGTTAATCCCATCAGTTACTATTCAGCAAATCTGGGCTGACCAGATTACTGATAACTTCTTCAAAGCCGTTCCCTTTTGGACCTATCTGCGCGACAAAGCGCTGATGGACTTCGATGGCGGCACTTACATGCAGTATGCGTTCATGTTCAAGCCGACCATCGGTGGATTCTATGCCCCCGGTGCGTCGTTCAACATTGACATGATTGACACCGTTGCTGCGTTGCAGTTCCGCGAGAAATACATCGAGCAGAACGTGACGATGGCGATGGAAGATATTATGGTTCGCAACCGTGGACCTCGCGCTGTCTTCTCGTTGGTTGACGCCTACATGAAGAACGCGATGATGACCATTACTGCCCAGTGCGCGATTGCAGGCTGGCGTCACGGTCAGGCCAGCGGCACCGGCGTTGCGGACGATCGTTCTCTCTATATCAACGGTTTGTCGGAAGCTTTGAACGACGGCACCGTGTATAGCTGGGACGGTAACTACTTCACCAGCTACGGTGGACAATCTCGTAACGGCGCCATCGGCGCTACGTTGAACAGCGTTCCGCAGTGGTGGGGTCAAACGAACGGCAGCGCTGGTAAGGTTACTTATCAACTGTTGGAAAGTCTGTACCAGACAGCTACTCAAGGTAACTTGAGCCCGGATTTGGGCGTCACGTCCAAGCAGGGCATGACCTTGATCAAAAATACGATGCAGGTCCAACAGCGCTTCGCCCAGGAAACGGATCCGCGCTACGGCTTCGAAGGTGTCAAGCTGAACAAGATGCTGATCACCAAAGATGACTATGCTCCGTCTCTGGTCTATGGTGTGAACGATCCTCAGTTGGGTAACTATCTGACGGGCACGATCACCAATGCGCTGACCGGCACCCCGGCTGGCGGATTCCCGACAACCTCCACAGCTTCGACGCTGACTGTCGGTGAAGTCCTGTTTATGATCAACACCGATACGTGGAAGCTGCGCCTCAGCACCAATCCTCAATACCAGTTTGGCTTCACCGGATTCAAACCGGGTCAAGATAACACTCGAGTTTCCGGCCAAGTCCTGGCCGCTTTGAACTTGGAGTGCGTTGCTCCCCGTCTGAACGGTCAAGCTTTCGGTTTCACGTCCTAAGCCATTAGGGCCCCGAGGGCAGTAAAAGCCAGCTACCCATTGGTAGCCTGCCGGAGCACTCAGGTCACTGCTTCACTGCCCTATTTACATTACCTGAGAAGGAACAAGAAATGCCAACACGCAATTCAAATAATGTCTGGCGTCCACCTCAAGGACTGAACTACGGCTCGTTCGCACAGATTGGCGGTCAAGAACCGGTCGGTACTCGAATGCAGGGTCAGCTGGGCGGAGTTGTCCAGCACAGTAATGCCACGGCGTTGCTGGATAGCTACACCACGACCGGCACGATGTACGAAGGCGAATACCAATTGGTGAAGCTGACTTCGGCAGTCAGCCGCGGGGAACTGGTCTTTTGGGACACCTTGGCCAACAATGGCATCAACGATTTCGAAGTCACGCATACGGTCACCGCTCCGGCGATGTTCCGTGCGGGCGTTGCGATCTGCGACGGTACCAGCGGCGAGTATGCCTTTATTCAGATCTCCGGTTTGGCCAGCTGCTTGAACCGCGCTTCGGTGACGAGCAAGGTTTTGGGTAATTTGGTGGTGCAGACTTCCGGAACAACTGCCACGGTCGACGCCATCGCAGACGCCACGGACTTTTTCACTACCGCTCTGACCTTCAAGCAGGTTGTAGGTATCGCCTACGAACTGCCTGCGGACGGCGCGATCACGCGAGTTCTGCTCAACCAAGCTGGGTTCTTCCGCAACTTCCCCTCGTAAGGAGACAACATGGCTTTAGCATTTAGTGCAGTTAATAATGCCGTGGGAACTCCGGGAACTTTCCGGGAAGTCATTTACGATGTGACTCTGGATAGTTCCTATCCGACCGGTGGCGAAGCCATCAATGGGAAGGATGTAGGCCTGCAATCTATTTATGGATTGTCAGTCATCGGAATTTCCTCGGTAGTGGGTACAGCCAAAACTACTGAAGTTGTCTTTTCCTGGGATTTCAAGAATGGAAAACTTCAGGCTTGGCGAACCGGTACTTCGGCGGACACGGATTTGAACGAAGTTGCCAATGGCCAATCATTGTCAACTTATGTTGTCCGAGTTCGGGTAGCGGGTATTTAATAAATGTCCAACTATCTCAGCTATGCAAACCGCTTAAGACAGTATGTGTCTGCTCTTTCACCAGAGCAGGCACAGGACTATATTAACGAAGCTTGGCGAGATATTCGGGACAGCGATGATGAGTGGTCCTTTTTACATAGGACCGAGTATTGGCTGGCACCAGCGGTAATTACTCTTCAACAAAATGTTGGAGTGACTCAGTATAGTGACACGGTGGATTTGACAGTGGAAGCTGTGGGACAGTTGGCGGGACTTAACAATCCCGCCCTGACCCAGCGCCAGATTCGCTTTAACCAAAACGGCGGCCCGGTTTATTCCATTGCCGCCACTGATGTCGAACAGGTAACCGATGGTGCAATTTCTATTGGCGATACTACACTCACTTGCACAACGAGCGCTCCCTTTGATAGCTCGATGGTTGGTTTTAAGATTATCGTCGAAGGCGCAGGAGCGTTGGGAGCAGATCTGGAAACCACGATTGCTAGCTTTACTTCAACCACGGAAGTAGAGTTGACGGATGCCGCGGGCACCACAGTAACCGGGGCAACAACCAGCTTCGGTTCCACGCTTACGTTGGATCGTCAGTTTCTGGAAGGAACTAACTCGGCCATTACTGCCACAGTAGTTCGGATCTACTACTCCCCCGAGCACGAGTGGACCCGGATGGATTGTCTTTACGATCCAGTGACCGGTTATGAGTTTGGCTGGGAGATCGGCACTGCTGAAGAACTGAACAGGATGGATCCGATGCGAGCGGCAGCGGGCTTTCCTTATCGGCTGTTCTTCCGTGAATATGATCCCACAACCCAACTTCCAGTCTATGAAATGTGGCCAGCTCCCCAGGCTCAACGGGCCTACACCGTTCAATACTGGGCTCGCGGTGAAGACTTCACCGAAGATGACGATACTCTTCCGCCGCAAATTCCGGAAGAACTTCTGATGCTTCGCGCTCGTCTTTTGGCTTACGAATGGGCGATGACCAATGAGCCGGATCCGCGTAAGATCGCAGCCCTGGCCAAGATGGTCCAGCAAATGGAAACTCGCTATAGCACTTTCGGCCAGCCCGGTGCCAAGCTTGGCTTGCTCCAGCAAACCAAGCGCAAGGACCACAGCACATATCGCAAGTCCTTTATCCGTAAAGGTCGGCGCGGCCAAACCGGTTATCCCATTGATTCCAATTATCTGCGTCAAACGGATTGGGGTCCCAACAATGCAGGCCTCGGATGGGGCGCTTAATTAGGAGAAACAATGTCAGACATGAAAAATGAAGTTATGCACGGCCAAATCGGTTCCCCCTTCGAACCCTGCGCTTATGATGTCAACGCTCAGAGCGGTGATGGTGTCAAAGGCGGAAGCGACATCGCTCCGTTCAGCCAGTGGAAACAGGCTGGAAGCGATCTCCCCATCACAGTGGGCGCCAACATTCCCTACAGCGGTCCGGGCCCATTTCAAACGCCAATGGACGAGCCGGGTTCTGGCTTGCCGGGTGTGAGTGGATCCAGTGGCACTGGCAAAAAGGGACAGGGCGGAATCGCCTCCCCGTACGTCGAACCCTGGAATCTGAAAGGCTAACCCAAGGAGATAAGATGCGTAAGTTGTTCTGGCTAGTTCTATTGATGGTCGGACTGAGCGGAGGTGCGTTCGCTCAGACGTATCAGAAGATTCAAGGATTTTGCGAAAACGGCGGATCTACAGTTACTACGGATGGAAGAACTTCTACGACAAAAGTCCAAAGATCATACCCCTCATGTACCATCACAGTCTATGACACCGGCACCACCAATTTAGCTAGCATTGCCAGCAATAGTTCTGGTACTCCAAAATCAAATCCATTCACTGCCGACAGTGATGGATATTGGAGCTGGTTCGCTCTGGCTGGCGAGTACGACGTCAAAATGAGCGGGGGAGGTTTAGCCTCCCCTATTACGCGTTCTGGTTATTGGATTGTGGATGGTGGGGGTGGAGGGTCTGGGATTACCGGATCCGGCACCACGGATCGCTTTCCAATCTTCACCGGTTCCAGCTCAATCGGTAACAGTGTCTTCAAGCAGGTTGGCACGAGCGAGTTTACTCCAGCCGCTACAGGTAAACGCATCAATCTGGGCACCGGTAGCCAGCAGGTAGTCGAAATCGCCAACGCCAGTGTGGGCGGTACCACCCAGAATCGCATCGCCAAACTCTCTGGCGCTCCTTCCACAGCTCTCACCGCCACAGTCACCGACACCACCAAACTTGTAGGCATCGTCATCGCCGGAGCAGGTACCACCGGCAATGCCCAGATCGTCACGAATGGAAACGTTGCTTGCGACTTCGACGGAGCAACCACAGCTGGCGACTATGTTGGAGCCTCAACAACCAGCGCTGGTAAATGCACCGATCTCGGTTCCTCCCTCCCAACCTCCGGCGTTCAAGTTCTCGGTCGGGTCCTCTCTACAATTGCAAGCGCCGGATCGGCCACCGTCTATGTCTTCACTGGTGAACAGGGACGAGGCGGGACAGCTGGAAGCGGTACTACAAATTACCTCCCATATTGGGTTGACGCCAACACTCTCGGCGCAACCAACGCCATTTATAGCATCGCCAGCCAACTTTTTCAGTTCGGCTACAGCGTCGACATCGCCAACGGCGGCTTGAGCGAACTCACTCTTGAGACGGATCAGATCATTTTCAAGGGTGGCGTGAGCCGAGCCAACAACGCCATAATGCAGACAATGAAAGCCACCGCCAGTCAAACTGGCGACTTTCAACGTTTCACCACATCAGGCGGAAGCATTCGCTATCGTGTAGACATCGACGGCGATGTGTTGGCTCGCGGGGTTAATTACACTTGGCCTTCCAGCCTGCCAGTTAGCACGGGCTGTTTGCAAATAAACACCAGCGGCGTGATGTCGGTTGTTAGTTGTGTTACGGGTAGTGTTACTTATGAAGTTCAGGCCTACAATGTAAAGAATGATGGAGGCTGTGTCGGAGACGGAGTTACTAATGATACCTCTTGTGTTGCAGCTGCCTACACCGCTGCACTCGCGGCTAGCCGTCCTCTTTATTTCCCGACTGGCAACTATCAAGTAGACGGTGGTACTTTAGTTGTTGCCACCAACTCCGTCACAATCTTTGGTGATGGTCCAGCTCGTTCTATAATCACGAACAGAACTGCTGGAAGTGTCATCACTTTAGACAACACCTCCAACATCACCCATTCCGTAACTATTCGAGATCTCAGTCTAGTTGGAGCGGGTTCTGGTTCTTCCGATGTCGGTATCACCGTCAGCGGTGTTGGTCAAGAACCTTACGGACTCACTGTAAACAACGTAACCATAGGCAATATGGGAGGTAAAGGGATCTATGTCAGTAACAATCTTTTTACTTCTCGTTTTGTGGATGTTGATGTTTCAGTTAATTCTAGCGGCACTAATGGCATTGACATCAGTGGAGCTGCTGATATTGTCTTGGAAAATTGTTACGTTCATACAGTTGGAACTAACGGAGCCGCCTACCGAATCCATGCAGGCACAGCAACTCTCATAGGTTGCAACGGTATTGATAGCGGTACTACGGCGGACTGGATTGTTCTTGGAGATTCCACTGGTACTGGAGATCCAACAGATCGCTATGCTAGAGTTAATTTAATTAGCAGCAATATTGAAGCTTTTACTAATCGTGGAGTTTATGCAAAGTCTGGTAGCTATGTAAATAAGTATGAAGCAGTAACATTTTTGGCTCCAGCCACCGGCACGGTCACGCCGATCAAGTATGATTTCGTGGATACCGGGCAGCGAGGAACTTGGGATGCAGCTAGCTCAATCAACACTCAAGGAGCCAGCTATACAAATGGCAAAGCTATTAATTCCAGCGGCGCTCCTTTTGTCCAAATAGGTGGCACAACTTTTACTGATTATTATGATACTGGAGCAGTGGGCATTCTAACCTTGCCTTATCTAACAACTCAGTTAGTGGCGGGATCCTCTAATACCGCAATCAAAACAAGCCGTGCCCAAATTACCGCTCTCGAATCATCGGGTTTAGTCGGAGATTTAACCGGAGCCGCTAGTTATACTGGCGACCCAGCCCGAGTTATCCTGCAAGCTGGAACTAATTCACGTCCCACCTTAGCTAGCACAGATGTCAATACAACGGGTATCTATTTTCCCACTGCTGGCACGACACTTGGCTTTACTGTCAGTGGAACACAGCGATTGTTGCTTGGAAGTAATCATACGCTAACGGGTAATTTAGGTATAAACACTTCTGGCGGTGCTACCTACGCTCTTGACATAGCTAGCGGTCCACTGCGAGTTACAAACAGCAACGGAAGTAGTACGGCTGCGGTAGAGGCAAAAGGAGATACGAATCCGTATTATTTGCTAACGGATACTTCGGCTTCTGCAATTATTGGCAGAATGCAAGCGATCAGCGGAGCTCCGGATCGTTTAGTTGTAGGATCCTTTAGCAACCATCCATTGGGGCTGTATACAAATTCTACCGAAAAATGGACAGTTCTTGCTGCGGGAGATTTTGTTCCGGGTACTGCTAGTACATATAGTTTAGGTAGTTCAACACTACCTGTACTCAATCTCACCCTTAATAACAAACTCTTTTGGAACGGAACAACTGTTTTCGATCTAACTGGCTCAGGCACACCAGAGGGATCTGTGACGGCTTCAGTGGGTTCTGTGTATCGTAGAACTAATGGAGCAAGTGGAACTACTTTATACATAAAAGAAACTGGTTCTGGTAATACCGGATGGACTGCGGTTAATTCGGGATCACCAACTTTGACTGCCACCTATGTTGGTTACGGCAATGGTTCCAACGTCCTAACCGGAACCTCCGATTACACCTACAGCACCTCAACCAAAACTCTCTCAGTCATTAATGGTAGCGGAGCTTCCACTCTCGTCCTCAACGGAAGCAGCGATACTAGCTCCGTCAAATTCGGTGCTGCCTCTGTGCCAGGAAACCAAGGCGGAATCTTCTTTCCCTTCGTTGGTGGCGGGCAATCAACCGGCCCTGGTGTTTGGTGGGGTAGCTCTGCCAGCTATGCCAGTCTTTCCGGCTTGTGGGTCAGCTTCGGCTTGAACTGGCAAGGTGCAAACAGCTCGCACGATCCTTTCATGATTCGAGAAGGAACTGGCACTTCCAGCAACGGCACCATTCGCTATCAATGGAGTCCTTCTTCTTCTCTATTCGAGGAGACGTTGAGTACGGCGGCGACTGGAACTGCGTTCAATACCCATAAAGTTACGTTGACTTCGACTGGCACCGCAGCTGCAAATTTCGGCGCTTACGATCTGTACGTATTAGAAAATGGTTCCGGCAGTAATGTCAACGCAGTCCAGCTATCCAAGACTTGGACCACGGCAACGGCTGGCGCGGAAACTGGCAAGTTCACCGTGGCGACCAATCTTGCAGGCTTAGGCGTCGGAGATGCTTTCACAGTTGACGGCGGCCAATACTACGGAACCTTGTGGAATAAAGGTAACATCAGCGGAAGCGTTACATTGGACTTCATCAACGGCAACACGGTCACGGCAACTTTGACCGGTAACGTGACCTCGCTAGCCTTCAGCAACCTCCGCACAGGCGGCGTCTATTTCATCCACTTCATCCAAGATGCTCTAGGCCCGTGGACGCTCACAGTTCCCGCTGCCCTTAAAGTAAATGGCGGTTATACAATAAGCGCAGGAATTAACAAACGCGACTTGCTGATTTGCTCGGCAACGTCCACAACGCAGTTGTATTGCTCGAAAGCACAAGATCAACAATAGGAACTTATGAAAAAGATTCTCTTTCTACTGACATTTCTTTTTGCCCTTGCTGTGGGTGCGCAGGCTCAGACTAATTGTGTTGAGCTGCGAGAGATTGATGGAACGCCGGATGTTAAATGTGTCAAGATTATTAAGGTTACGAATGGAACCTTGGCTTGCACCGGGAACACTTGCACTATCACGATCAGCGGGGGCGGGGGTGGTTCACCGGGCGGCGCGGATACAAATGTTCAGTACAATGACAGCGGCAGTTTTGGTGGAGTAGCTGGATTTGTTTTCGACAAAACATCCAAGATCAGTCTCGGAGTAGCCGGAACTTCCGTCGGCGCGATTGCTTTCAGAAACGCCACGTCTGGCACGATCACGCTTCAGCCGGTGACGGGTGCGTTAGGCACGGTCACGCTATCCTTGCCTGCCGCGACAGATACGCTGGTCGGACGCGCCACAACGGACACGCTAACCAACAAAACACTAACCACGCCGACAATTGGCGATTTCAGCAATGCCAATCATAACCACAGCAACAGCGCGGGCGGCGGGCAAATTGCGATCAGTTCTGGCATTAGCGGCCTTGGCACGGGTGTCGCCACGGCATTGGGCACAAACGTCGGCAGTGCGGGCGCGTTTGTGACCTTCAACGGCGCGGGTGGTACGCCGTCCAGTTTGACACTGACCAATGCGACCGGCTTGCCGCCAACCACCGGCATTTCGGGATGGCCTGCCAATGCGAGCGGCGTGCTGACGAATAACGGCGCGGGCGTACTGTCATGGGGCGCGGCGGGTGGCGGCATTACCATCGGCACGACCACGATCACGAGCGGCACGAACACGAAAGTTCTGTTCAATAACTCCGGCGTTGTCGGGGAATATACGATTACGGGAACCGGCAACGTGGCAATGAGCGCGTCGCCGACGTTTACGGGAACGGTGGCGGCGGCGGCGATCACGGCAAGTTCCACAATTACGCAAACCAGCGCGAGCGCAACGGCGTTTGAATCGGGGCCAAACGGCGGCACGAATCCCGTGTTTCGATTGGTGAACAATACAGCGAGCGCCGCAACGGGGCTTTCGATTACCGGCAATGCGGCGGGTAGCGGCGTGACGCTGACGGCGCTTTCCAGCGGGAGCAAT